ACCAATTCGTCCATGCTTTAGTATCAATCGTCTTCTGCATTTCAGCTTTCGCCTTATCAGCTTCATTCTTGAAATGAAGAACCGTTACAGTGGCGGCAGCGGCGGCGGCAGCAATGATACCAAAACTGGCTTGAGCGGATAGCGATGTAGCAAGAGAAATACCCTTCAACCCACCAATAGCCCCGCCAACAGCGCCAACAGCGCTTCCAATACCGTGAAAAACGCCAACAATTTTACCACCTATTGACATAATCGGACCGATAGCGGCGGCAATACCCACGAACGCAAGAATTGCTTTTTGCGCTCCAGAAGGCAGGTTGGCAAACTTCTGGGTAATATCGGCTATCCACAGGCTTACTTTCTGGAAAATCGGAACAATTACCTCTCCAATACTCAGCATAGCTGTTCCCAGTGGCTCAAGGGCTACCATTATGTCATTTTTGAGTATGGCAAATTTATCGGCGAAGGATAAAGTATCCTTCCCAGCCTTATCGATGGTTTCGCCTGACGAAGAAAGCGTTTTGACAAACTCTTCAATCCCAAATCTTCCTTCCCTGATAGCCGCAGCCATGTCGGGACCAGCGCGAGCACCAAAAGCCTCGACGGCTATTGCGTTAGCCTCTCCCACGGTTCCCACGGATTTTATCTGCTCAACAAGTTTTGGGAACTCAACCGTGGGCTCTTGCCCCGCCTGCGCCATCTTGCCTAAAGCAATCCGCAAACCGCCGCAAACCTTTTCAGTGTTAACGCCTTCTTTTTCCCACTTGCCCATTAAAGCGGCTGTTTCCTCGAATGAATACCCGAGCTGGCGGAATGGCGCGCCATAAGTCACAACAAGATTAGAGAGGTCTGTGAGCGCAATCCCAGTTGATTGCGAAACTTTGTAGAGGTGGTCGAGAGCCCCAGCCTGGTCTTCAGTTGAAATACTCCAATCCCCGAAGAGTCGAGTAGTATTGCGGATGATACCATTCACGTCCTCACCAGTAATACGAGAGAGGGTCATCATCTTCTCGGTCATGTCGGTGAGGGGTTTTCCCATCAATCCCGTTCTGGTTTGTAGCTCGGCTATAGCGCTGGATACTTCGCCTACAGGTTGGGGAACTTTGGTAAGCACTTCTCTCATTGAGTTACCGACGGAAGTAAGTTTATCGCCAGTGAGCCCCGTGGCTGAACGGATGTGGTCCATGGCGTCATCGAACTTCAATCCCGTCGCAACAGCAGCCCCGCCAATGGCAACAAGTGGAAGGGTAACGCCCTTGGTGAGCTTCCCGCCTAAAGCGGCGAAAGTTCCGCTAGTAGCGGCAAGTTTTCCCTGAGCGGCAACCAGACCTGAGGTGAAAGCGGTTGTATCAATTCCTAAACGAACAAACAGGTTTCCAATCTCAGGCATTTCGCCGCCTCTTCATATCCATCGCTCTCATCTGTTCCTCAACTGTTTGATGTTTTTCTTCGCCGCCCACTTGTGGCATAAAATCTTTGGGCTTAAACTTGCGTTTCTTGCTCCAGAGATTCGCCATTGTAGCTGCAATTATGCCAGCACGCAAATCCTCTCTACGAAGGCGCTCCTGGTAGGCTTCTTCTAGGACCTTAAATTCGGCAATAGTCAGCTTTCCGAGCTGCTCTTGGGAGATTCCAAGTTGGTAAGAGGCTGAGAGTTTGAATCGGGTAAAGGGGAAGGCGTTTCCCCTCCGATTGCTTTGTTTACGGCTTCCAACACTTCCGTGATGTTGCTCGTGTCCAACATGTGCCCAACCTGCTCTTCGGTTAACTCTGGGTCATCCCAAATAAGCCCAGCCCAAACGAAGAAGGTTATCTCCGAAATGGACTTGGGAATCCATTGCCCTTCTCCTCCGAGAAAGCTGAAATCGGTTCTCTCCTCTAAGATGGAAAGAGCGTTGAAGTCGTAGCGTAAATGCCGCACTCTATCCAGCTCAATGGGCACGCCTTCGAACTTCATTTATTTACTCCCCCTTTACGTTCTCGTTATTTTTCCACACACTCTCAGCGTTATCTCTGATGTTAGAGCGTCATTAATCGGAGCGTCGGGCTTTACACTTTTCACGAACGCAGCGAAAGAATCCGTTACGGATGGAGTTACGGGATAAACAATCTGAAAGTTATGCACATCACCATCGGCGAAATAGGAATCGATCTTCGTATGAGTTGCGTTAGAAGGTATCCAGTTAACAGTTGCTACCACCTCACCAGGGTCTATCAGTGAACCGATAAACTCCATATAGCTGTTGGGAGAAGAATGATTCGTTACATCTATCTCATCTCGCTCTGGTCCAGGGCACTCTAACTCCCTAACCTCAGCAATAGTGGTAAATGTTTCGGTTGCGCCTCCATCTCCTATTTTTAACAGTGTTCCATATCCTGATACAGCGCTAGACATTATTCCTCACCTCCTACAGCCTAATAACAGCGAATTTCACTGCCGCGTCTGAAGCCTCTAAATACACTTGCCCGTTAGCTTGCCGCCAACCAGGGGTAGCGATCGGACCGAACATGTGATACGCACCCTTTGCGACTAATTTCGTTGCGTCTTTTGTTCGCCCAAGGTTATCAGCAACACTGGTTATGGTTACAGTGGCGTCGGCTGCGTCGCTTGAGTTATAGGCGATTACTACCTCTGTTCCCGTTGAAGTAAAACTGTTTTTGTTAACAGCGTCAGCTGCCGCAAAAGTAAGAGGCGCGCCATCGTAATCATATGCCCCTGGGGCTGCCTGAACCGTTAATTCTACTCTTTCTGCCATAATTTTTCACCTCCGTTATAGTTTCATTCTTTATGGCTTTTTCGCTCTTAACACCCTCGTTGGAAGCCTGAGCGATTTTAACTTTTTTGGGTTGTTCTTTTGCGGGGCTCTCGTTGGAAACCCGCTCAACCTTCTTTTCATCTAAATGTTTATCCAAGTAGTGCAAAACTGCCAACCTCTTATCAAGGGTGGCATACGGGCAATACAAACATTCGTAATTGTCTTTATTCGCCCATTTTGTAATCTTATACATGTTATTACCTTCTGTCATTATACCACCTCCCTGGCGGAAATTCTAGCTGTCAAAATCTCGTAGTATAGCTGAGTAGCAGGGTCATATACACCTTGGGGACCCTCAACGAATATGGAAAAAACATCCCCGCCGTGATAACACTCAAGAGCTTTACGGGTCTCCTCAGCTAACACCTTCGCTTCCGTTCCATCATCGGAAAAGCAGGATACCTGAAATACGGTCTTCGCCAGCCCGCTTGGTCCAGAGTGAGAACGAACGCGGCTTCCAGCTATTGATTGATACGCGATTGCTGGCAATGGGGAATCCTGGGAGATAACGAGATTGTAAATCCTATCGCCAACAAGCTCGGATACCCCCGAATCCATCCTCAAAATTCTGACAAGCTCTTCCTCTATCATTTGCCAAGACCTCGTTTGAGTTCTTTTTTAGCGGCTTCAACAACGGACGGGCTCTCAAGCGCAGGTTGCAAAAACGGGCGAGGGGGAAGCTTGTTACCTTTCTTGGTGCCTAGTTCCTGAAAAAGCCCGTAAAATGTGCGTTTCGCTGTTCCAACTTTACGGGAAGTTCTCCCTTCTCCCTTCTCCTCCTCATCAATAATGATATCGCTACGCAACATCCCCGTTAGG